ATGCTCCGTTGGAAGAGCCTGCACGCCAGTATTATTTTATGGAAAAAGCAAAAGAATATGTTGCTGAAATGTCTGAGAAACTGGGGCGTCCATTAACTGCGTGTGTGACGACATTTGGTTGTCAGATGGTATTGGCAACACAGAATTTATAAAGACAGGAAGAAAGCCCCGGAAACGTTGATTTCTAGGGCTTTTTGTTATTTATAGAGTAGCTTGTGCGTGAGTCCGTTTTTGAATACTATTTCAGTGATGCGCTTATCCATTACGGTTATATGGTCGAGCACTGAGTTGAAAAGATTTTTAATGGAATCCTCGTCTGCGATCGCAAGCTCTTTGTAATTTATTATTTCATCTTTGTTCAGTTCGTGCATGAGCAAATACTGCGATGCAGTTTTAATGAACTCTACTTGATTCACATTTACGGAAATTGATTCTGTTTCCATTCCCTTTATTTCATTTTCAATCTTCACTCGGTCAATCTCCAACGCTGATTTCATTTCGAGAAATTCCTTCTCGTCAAGTCCGTCATCATCAAATAAAAATGCTTTCTTGAGTCGCTCAATAGCTCTTTCTGTTTTTTCAAGTTTCGCCTGTAGTTCGGTTAGCTTTTGTTTGTTCTCTGATTTATCTTCTTGGCTGACTGTGTTTGCTGACCATAGTTGAGTTCCATTCTTCCCATATAGTAAATCCAAAGTGTCCTTCAAACTATCTTCGGAAATTCCGACGATATCAGAAAAGCTGATCCGTTTGAGAATCATTTGTTCAAGTTCTTTCGTTGTCTTGATGTATCTTTTATGCTTGGTAATATCAACCATAGCAGCTATGTAATTGATTATAATAGGAGCTATCGCTACATCACTGACATTTGGGTTGTCGCAAGTTCCTTTTCGTGATCTCTTCCCGCACGCATAAGATGATGGTCGGAATCCACTTCCTTGTCTACTGTCCTTGCTTCTAACATTGTATCGTTCTCCGCACTTTCCGCAAAAGATTAAACCAGTGAATACATTGCATCGTTTATTCATGATTGTCTGTCCGCTTGAGTTCATCTTTAATCCACGCCCGTCCATGAGCTTATTTGCCTTTTCCCAGTCATTTATAGACACAAGTGGTTCAAATATACCTTTGATATAAATAACTTCTTCCTGAGGCTTTTTACGCCCTCTGGCAGACTCTCTGTAATTATATCTGTAGTCACCTTTATTCATTGGGTTGCGAATCACATCGGCAATTGTCTTAGAAGTCCATTCGCCACCACGCTTGGTTGGAATCTTGTTTGCATTATAGCTTTTGGCGATTGATACGCTTGAGCCACCATTGAGATAATCTTCGTACATCTGTTTTACATATTTTGCTTCTGTCTTAGAATGTACTGGACATTTGTTTTCATCGTCCCAGTCCCAACCATATGGAACTCTTGCTCCGTTCCATAATCCGCTCTGCGCTCTGCCTATCATTACATCCGTGACACGCTCTGAGGTTAATTTTCGCTCAAGTTCTGCGAACACTAGGATAATCTTCAAGATAGCTTCTCCGATTGCGCTAGAGGTATCAAATTGCTCGTTTAACGATATGAATGTGACTTTGTTATACTTGAAATCATCATACATGAGAGAGAAGTCCACAAGGTTTCGTGAGATTCGGTCAATTTTGTACACGATCACATGAGAAACCTGTCCATGCTTTACTTTCTCCATCATTCGCTCAAACGCCGGTCGCTTTGTGTTCTTTCCAGACTTTCCGGCATCTTCAAATATCTCGATTCGCTTTTTGTCGATGTGAAGAACGTGTTCGCAATAGGCTTTCAGCTCCTTCTTCTGAAATGGGAGAGAGTCTTTATCCACCTGATATCCAGTAGACACACGAACGTACAATGCTACGATTCTTTTATCTTCTGACATAGTACCACCTTCCTAAAAATGAGTATAAAAATAACAGCTAGCAGAGAACGGACGTTCTGCTTGCGATAGCTGTCCGAAGATGATACAATATTACCGATCAAAGTATAGTGTATATCTTCGGATGTGCCCTTAAAGACCGTTCCTGTTGGCGCAGGGGCGGTTTTTTATTTTATTGCGCTAAGTCAAAAATGTATGGAGAGAAGTCGAGTTCCCAATCGTCACTTGAACCCTCGATATATAATTGAAATTCTGCTGGATCCATAGCGCCAAATGTTATTACTCCGGATGTTGACACTCCAGGTATTATATCGGATGAAGGCTCTTGGTATTCCTCATAGTAGTTTCCATATGTCTGATCTATCTGTTGTCCATTCAGAATTATTTTTGCAGAAGAGAACCACAAATTCATTGTCGCAGATGAATTGTTTGTAGCTGTCACGTATAATCTTGTTTCATCTTTTGCGAACTCAACCTTTGTAACATCTACTGTCACTCCATTTTGTTCAATCGCTTTATCTGTGAACTCCCATGTTGTGTCAGCCTTACCGAAAGAATCAATGTATGTTGTCTTTTCAACTGACTCAGCTGTAAGACGCGCCCATGTAGAATCGACTCCCATAACTGTTTGTCCATCGAAAGAACCATCTATTTTTGCATCAATGTTTAGAAAGTCACCTGAATTAGGAGCTTCCGGCATCAGTGATTTTGGTACTTCGACTAATGCACTATTGTTGTAGTCCAAGTCAACATATGTTTGCAATCCATATGCATCTTCATCAGATTCTACAGATGAAACTATTCCACAAAACTTAATATATTTGCCTTTGTACGAATCCGGATTTGTAACTACAGCATTGATATCATCCACATATTCCTTTTCTTCTGTAGCTTTCTGTTCTGTCTTTGTTTCATTACTCGGAGAACTTCCACATGCTGTAAATGAAAGTGCCATTGAGCAAGCGAGTAACATGATTACAACTTTTTTCTTCATAACTTTTTCATCCTTTCCTTAGAGCCTTGTTCCTAAGCGCACCACACGCTTATATATAATCGCACGTAGCGGTCACATCATTTGTACAAATCCAGATAATGCTTGTAATTATCTTTTTTATCTTGCATCTTTAATTCTGCATTTCTAATTATTGCTTTATTCTCAATTTCTTGCATTTTATTTTGGTATTCGATTCTTTTCTGTGTTTCAAGTTCTCTTTTGTGATTTTCATGTTTTCTAATAAAGTACTTTATCAGATTTACAATTACTCGAAACAGCATTTTAATTAAAAAAATGAGTAGCAAGAATATTGCAACGTAAGTTGCTCCAGCTAATGCAAACGCAAAAGCTATTATGAGTATGAAGAATCGTTCAATAATGCCGAAACAACCAACTCTTTCGTATCTTTGATAACTCATATCTTCTTAAAATCCATTATTCTTTCATCATACCCAGCAAGCCTAGCAATCTGCGATTTGCTCATTCCCGGATTCTCATATATTAAGTCATCTGGTATTAATAGTTCCGCTGCAAACATATTCGCCTCTGTTTCAATTTCAGATGTTAGTAGCAGAGTCTTATTCCTTATAAAATAGCAATTTTCTTTTCGATGCATAATCGAGTGAGCTAATTCGTGTGCCATTACAAGCATCCTTTCTTGCTCATTCAAATCTTCATTTAAAAAGATGCATTTATGATTTTTAAGGAACATATAACAACCAGCACGACTTCCTAGAGGTCCGACATGCACAAATACGTTCAGATATTCGGCAAGCCTAAATGGATTTCGTGTTTCATATTTCTTGACGTAATAAGCAACTAAACGCTTAACATCATGTGTTCTCAAATTTCAACACCTACTTTTATTCTTGTTAGGATTATACTTTTCCTTGTTAATTGGCTTCAATCTGCGTAATACTAATTCGATTTGTCCGAGCAGTAATTCAGCATCTTCTTCTGGAATCGGTTCTCCATCGTAAGAGATTGGACCATCAGAACCACTTTTCAATTTCTGGCGAATATTTTCTACATCTTTTGCAATATCTCTTTCATCTTTCAGAGTGAGGGCGCTAGAATCTGAATTTTCTTTCTTTTCTTCTCCTGTAAAATATTCAATTCCGACTCCAAAGTAGTCAGCTATTTTTTGTAGTTTCTCTCTTTTAGGTGTGTATTTCCCTTGTTTCCAACTTGTAATAGTGGCTGTTGTAACGCCTGTTTCTTTTGCAACTCTGTACGCAGTCACATTGTTTTTCTTTAGTAATTCTTCAAATTTTTCATACATAGCTTTTCCTTTCTCAAAACAAACTTAGAAAACTATGCTATTATATGTTGACAAGCTTAGAAAACTATGCTAACATACAGACATAGCTTAGAAAACTAAGTTAGAACAATATAAGGTTTCTTAGATAACTTAGATGGTACTTTGATTATATAAGAAACCTTAGATAGTGTCAATATCTAAGGAGGTGTAATAGTGTACGAAAAATTCCAATTATTATTGGACAAAACGAACAAAACGCCATATCAGGTATCTAAAGATACTGGAATTTCCACGGCAACATTATCTAACTGGAAAAACGGCGCATATGTTCCAAAGGTAGACAAGCTGATGATTCTTGCAAAATACTTTGATGTTCCGATTGAGTATTTTCTGGAAGAGTAGAAAGGAGAAAAGTAAAGGTAAATGCTTAAAAATCGAATAGTTAAATACGACATTGAACTCGTGCGAGAAATCATGCTGTATCTAAAAGAATTGGATACGGACAAATCAAAAGAGTTGTTAAGAAAAATGATTCGCCCGAATCCACAAAATACTTTATCCGAAGAAGAGTTAAAAATCCGGTGCATGACAAACGAAGAACGGCAGGCTGCTCTCTATGGAGCTTCATTGCCAAAAGATTCTTCAACTTTAAAAACTTTAAGAATGCTGTGCGAATCAACAAAATCTTCCAATTGATGATAGATAGTTTCGCAAGAATTATCTGAATAAGGAATAAGAGATAATTCATTAATTTCTATTTCCCAAAAGAAATCATTAATATTACAGAAATTTGTTGAAATAGTTTGAAGTTTTTTAGCAAACTCAAATTTTGTACATTTTAAAGTTGAGAAATCACAGTAAATGAAAAATTTCATAATATCACCTCCTCCGCAGGAGATTATATCACAGAAAGGAAACAGGATGAACGAATTACAAATTTTTAATTCAGAAGAGTTCGGTGATATCCGAACAGTAACTATTGAGAATGAACCGTGGTTTGTTGGAAAAGATGTAGCAACGGCACTTGGGTATTCCAATCCGCAAAAAGCAGTTCGCGACCATATATCCGAAGAGGATAGAGGGGTGAACGAAATGGACACCCCTTCAGGAAGACAGAATTTAGCAATCATCAACGAATCTGGCTTATACGCTTTAATCTTTGGAAGTAAGTTGGAATCAGCTAAGAGATTTAAACACTGGGTTACATCAGAAGTGCTTCCGGCAATCAGAAAGACTGGTTCTTATCAGAAGCCAATGACAACCGATCAGAAGATTCAGTTGCTTGCTCAGGGAAACGTAGAGCTGACAGAAAAGATCGAGAAGGTCAATGAAGACTTACAGGAGTTCAAAAAGGATATGCCTTTACTTGCACTGGAATGTCAGAAGATTACAAGAGCGAAGAATCAGAAAGTCGTTCCACTTATGGGTGGTAAGGGTGCTCCGGCTTATAAGAATAAGAGTTTGATGCACAAAGTCTACGGAGACATTGACGCGCAGCTCCGGAGAGAGTTTGGTGTCAATACCTATAAAGCTATCAAGCGTAACCAATGTGATTTAGCTATCAGAATTATTGAATCATATAAACTTCCAATGTTCTTACAGAAAGAAATTGACGCTGAAAACGCTCAGATGCGCCTGCCAGTATAGGAGGAAATGGAAAATGAAAAATATTATAAGTCATGAGTACGCAGGAGAAAAAGAAATATTTATTCCGCTTATTGGATTCAAGGTGGCGGACGTGAAAAGCGTAGAAACCGATGGAGATTTGGGAGAGGTAACTGTTCTCACATTGGTAAATGAGCATCATGTAGCTATTGATGTAACTATTTCCGATGAAAATGTCTTTGTTAGTGAGTCATATGCAGTCAAAGATGATTTAAGCACTATTGGTGATGAAGATGCGAGAGTGTAAGAAAGCAGATGGTGTAGGAGATAAGTGCACATATTCAGAAGTTGAAAAGGAAAAGATGCGAGAAAAAATAATGAATCCAGTAAACGCTTGCACCGGAATGAACATGTCGCTCGGGTACGCATTGTATGATGTTATGATGCAACAATTAAACGAACTCCATCGAATCAGAAAATCAATGGAGTCCATAGAGAAAGCTATTTCGTTGGAGCAGAAAAACCAATAGGGCGTTTTGGTTTATCAGGTTCTTTTTCGATAGATGTAAGCAGGAAGTTTAACTGACTCACATGTTGAATAAGGGTTGAGAATTTACCGTTCACATATCCTTTAAACACCATAAGAACGGACTTTTCGTAAGTTATTTGAGTAACTTGCATTGTGACCGATTGACCGAAATTAGTAAGCATAATGCCAACTTCGTGTTCTGAATCAAGAGAGTTTTCAAAATCTTCGATATATCTCTTCAACACTTCGAATTGAGTATCTGAATACGAGTAAGCTATCGGTGGGGTAGGAATGTCTGGAATGGTAACAGCTGGTATATCAAACATAATAATATTTCCTTTCTTTAGTGAGGAACTTCATTGTTAATAACATTATTATATCGGAAAACATAAGTATTTTCAAGAATGGAGTGAAACAGTTGTACGAAAGATTTAAACAGCTATTGAATGAGCGAGGTATTACCGCATACAGAGTAGCAAAAGACACAGGGATACCTCAAACAATGTTCTGCGATTGGAAATCCGGGAAGAGCAGTCCAAAGGCTGACAAATTGATAAAAATTGCAGACTACTTAGAAGTCCCTGTTGGATATTTCTTCGGATACGAAGATGAAAATACAAATAAATACGGATATATCCCGGAAAGGGAAATCATTATTCATATTGGGGAAAAGGAAAGACATAGTGATGCTGACCCGGTAAGAGTATACATTGATGGAGAAAAAATCGAGAACCTTAAGGGGTTTAGGTTTGAAGCAAAATTGGGTGAGCCGCCGGAGATGATTGTGAAGAAAGCTTTCACAAAAGAGTTCTATCACGGATATGTTCCAAAAGTTGTTAGAACTAATGAAGCGCAGGAAGAACAGGAGGATGAAGATGTTGATGCAAGATAAAATCAAAAAATTGTGCGATCAGGTTTATGAGGACATTCAAAGTCTTAGAGAATCTGACAAATATGAAGTTGAGAAGAGGCTTGGAGTCGAGATCATGGCGTTGAATGCATTATGTAATGCCGCAAAAACAACTATGCTCAGAACAACTAGTATTTCAGAATGTGGACGTGACAAGAGAATCCGTTCCTGCTTAGCGGAGGCGAAAGAATGAAGAAAGATAGTGGCTTTTTGGTATTTTACTTGCTCGGTTGGTTAGGAAGCCTGTTTATCTTATGGATTATAGGAGTCCTATAAGGAATTTAACCAACATTCCAGTAAGAGTAGTTGCGACACCAAAGAGAAATCCATAAATACGATTCTTCCATATTTCTTTCTGCTCAATGACATAGCTGTAGGCTTCAATCTCGCCAACGTCAGTGATTGTATATAAAGTTTCATCTTTATTTGCACGAATATAATCATGGTTGACTTCAAGGTAGAACAGACAGCCAGCTATAGAAGTGTCAGAGAATCTTTCAGCAGAACGCTTACGAAAGAAAATCTTCTTAATAAGATTAATCTTTTGGAAATGCTCATAAATCTGCTGTTTCGGAAGTTGCTTATATTCATTGATGTATTTAAGGATAATTAATTCTTCTTTGGACATAACAAGTACCTCGCAAATGTTTTTATTCATTATAACACGGAAAGGAGAAGCATGATAGAACAGGTTTACGAATATCTTATCAGCTTCATTTCAGATGTCGGCTATCCACCAACAGTAAGAGAGATTGCGGATCACTTACATATAAGCACTAGCACAGCAAGATATTATCTGAATGACTTGGAAAAGCTGAGACTTATTGAAATGCATGGTGTTCCGAGAGGAATCAAGGTGATCGGTTACAAATTTGTAAAGGAATGAGGTGTTAAGCGTGAACGAGAAAGCAAAGCGGATTGAAGAAAGACTTAAAGAACTTGGAATCAATTCAATCGAAGAACTGAACGCAGCTATTAAACGTGAGTCGCTAAACATTTCACTCATGGTTTGCAAGGGAGTAAATGAGAAATGTTAGATGTAATTGGTATCAAGAGAAAGAAACTCGAAGTAATTGATATCCGCAGAGAACTTCCAGTAATGAAAGAAGAGGAAACAGATGATGACCTGACACCGGTTCTTGTAGGAGTGATAGCGGTAGCAATACCAATACTCATGACAGCGGTGTGGGCGATATGCGGATATTAAAAAGAGTGCCATAACAAAGGCGGCAACCTTCAGGCACTCGGCTATAAAACCAACTTAATAATAGCATAGGAGTAGAAATGAAGCAACCGAAGAAACTTACATTGAAAAACAAGAAGCTACTTGCAGATGTCGGACTTAATCCTATGGAATGGATGAATTACTTTGAAGATGACGTTTATCTTCATGTGATTCGCAAGACCGATAATGCAGTAATTATTATCGACAAAAACGAAAGGGAGATAACGAGACAATGAAAATTAAGAGGATAACACTTCATAATTTCAAATGCCATAAAGAGCGTGAGATTGATTTCTTTAATGGAATCACTCAGATTTGCGGAATGAACAGTGTCGGAAAGACAAGTGTGTTTGACGCTTATCTCTGGACTCTGTTTGATAGAAACGCAGAGGGAACAAACAATCCAGTAGTAAGACCGAAGGACAGTGACGGAGAGTTTATTGAAAATGTAGATGTGTCTGTCGAATTAACCGTAATCGTTGATGGTGACGAACATACTGTTAAGAAAACTCAAAAAAGACTTTCCAATGGAAAAGGGAATAAGAATGAGTATGAAATTGATGGACATCCGATGACAAAAAGAGAGTTTAACGAATTTATCTTAAACCTTCTGAATGTCGGAGATGATTTCGATTTGCTCAGTGATCCGAACGCTTTAATGAAACAGCACTGGGAGAAAATCCGAGAGAAAATCACTTCTACAGTAGATTCTATCTCAGATGTGGATATTGCGAAAATGTATGGAGAGAAGTACAGCATTATCATTCCTGAGCTGAAAAACTTCAAAACTGACGATATTTTGAAGAAACATAAAAGAGCTAAGAGCGATTTGGTTGATAAGCAGAATGAATTGAAAATTCGTATCGATGAAGCTTCTAAGAGAATTGTAATCGCAGATGTTGGAGCACTGAAAGTTGAAAAGGCGGCTAAAGAAGCTGAACTGAGTAAAGTTGAAGCTGATCTGTTAAGCGGTAACGGAAAGACAGGAGAAATTAACAGCAAGCGTGAAGAGATTATGAATCTGAAATTCCACTTATCAGAGATTCAGAATGAAGCAAATCGAAAGTTGCTTGATGATTCTTCCGGTATCAGAGAAGAAGTGGCTAAGAAGCGTGAAGTTGCTGAGAATCTGCAACGTGAATTGTCTGAACTAAGAAGTAGCGGAAGAACTGTTCAGGCTGAATATCAGGCGCATGAGAATGATGTAAAGAGACTTCTTGATGAATGGAAAATCGAGAAAGCTAAGGCATTTCCCGAGTTTGTTCCACTTGAGCCATTATCCGAGAGTGCTACAGTGTGTCCTACTTGTGGTCAGGAATTACCGGAAGATGTGAAGAAAAAGAATATTGCTGATTATGAAGCTCGTAAAAAGGCTCATGAGGACGATTACAACAAGCGTAAAGCTGATTTTGAAACAGAGCATAATAAGAAGTTGGCTGACATTACAAAAGCTGGAAGTGAAGCTGCCAAGCTCAGAGATGAAGCTAAAGAGAAGTTAGAAACATTCGGACGTTCGGCAAGGACTTATGAGCAGAAAATCGAAGAAGCGCAACGTGCTTACGGAGAAGAGAAAGAAAAGCTCGATAAATTTCCAAAGGTTGCTGATGTTTCCGGGAACGAAGAATACAGGGCAACTAACGAGAAAATCTCGGCACTTGAGAAAGAAATTAATGAACTTGCTAGTGAAGCCACAGACAAGACAGAGCTTGAAGCTAAAAAATCAATTCTGAAAGATGAAATTGCTGAGATTGCCGGAAAGATTATGGCAGCAGACAACACGAAAGTTAAAGCTGATATCGCAGAGTATGAAGAGAAAGTCGTTGAAACTGGACAGAACATGGCTAAGGAAGATCATTTCATAGCATTAACAGAAGACTTTGTCAGGGCGAAGATGAATATGATTTCCGATAAAATTAACGCACTGTTCAAGTTGGTTAAGTGGAAACTGTTCCAGAATCTTGAGAATGGCGGTATGCGTGAGACTTGCGTATGTACTGTAAATGGAATTGATTATCCGGAAGTAAATGCGGGACATAAGATTTTGGCTGGACTGGATATCATTGATACGCTGTCAGGCTTATGTGGAGCTAGATTGCCAATCTTCATTGACAGTGCCGGAGAATTGAATACATTCAATCTTCCTAAGATGGAGAATCAGATTATTCTCTTGAAAGTAACAGATGACAAAGAACTGAAAGTAGCGGAGGGATAAAAAGATGATTAAAGCAGGAGTTATTGACGGTAAAGAACAGGAGAAACTTGAGATGCGCGGTTCACTTAATGAGCTGATGAATGATTTTAGATCTATCTCTAAAGGTGTGAGATGATTTCTTACTGATAAATTCGGCAAGGAAGATGGGATAAAAATTTTTAATGTTCTTTCAAGTGATATGTCGGACAAAGATATCGTAGAAGAAGTTTCAAATATCATTGACGAGCACTTAGAGAAGGAATTTAAGAAATCTAAACCTACTGGATTGCTCAAAGCGTTTATGAATATGTTCGATAAAGGTAAGACTTTTGAAGATGGTAAGAAATATGTCTTTGATGCCGAGCTTTGCAGAGAGGATTTATCTAGCATGGGAGCGCTTCCAAATATTGCCAACGTATGGATTAACGATTGTGATGGGAAAGAAGTAATTGTCAAAAGCAGTATATTAGGACTTATCGGCACTTCCAGTATCTTTCCTGAATGGTGCAGAGAGGTTAAATAAAGGAGAAGAGTAATGGCAGAGAAAAATGAAGTTGCTAAAAAGCAAGAATTTACCACTGGATTGAGCCAGTGGACAAATACGATCACTGGACTCGTTTCAAGGGATTTTGAGCAGAATGGTGTTCAGTACGATGAATATTCCAAACAGTGTGCAATGAACGCAATGTCAGCAATTTATCAGCTTGTGCAGAATACGGATAAGACCGATATGAACAACCTTAATACTTCCAATCTGAGAGAGGTTGTTGCTCAGTGTGCAAGCCTTAAACTTAATGCCAATGCGATGCCGAGAGAGGTTTTCTTCCAGCTCAGAAGTAAGCAAGTTGGCGGACAGTGGGTGAAAACGGTTGAGATGGGCGTTGAAGGTGACGGAAACGATGCTCTTTTAAGACAGTTCGGTAACAATGTTGATACGGTTTACCCAGTGTGGCTTGTAAAAGAGGGTGATGACTTTACATATCCTCACAGAAGAGGCATTGAGATTGAGCCTGCGGAGTGGACTCCTAAAGGATTGTCAGACAAAACAGTAAGAGTTGTCTACCCGGTGAAGCTGAAAGACGGAACGATTGATTATCTGATTGCAGAAAGAGAACCAGTTAGAACAAATTTGATCGCTCATATCAGAAACAATCTCATGAATGAGACTTTTGGTATTTGTGAGAATCGCTATAAAGCTACTGATAAACAGAAAGCTGAAATAAAAGCTAAGAAAGATGAAATTCTTTCAGTATTCAGAGCGTGTGAAACGGTAGATGATATGCTGAAATGCGAATATGCGGTAACGCCATATGTGAGTGCAGCTTGGCTTGATACGCCGGAAGCAATGATTGTCCGCAAAATGCGTAACAATGCAATTAAGAAATTTCCAAAGAATCTTAATAGCATGGCATCCAGTTCATTATTACAGCTTGACGAAACATACAAGGCATCGCAGGAAGAAATTGCTGAGAACGAAAATTCGGAAGAGTTTGCGATCGAAGAAGAAAATGTTGTAGCAGATAGTGATGCTGTTGAGGTGGTGACAGAATGATAGCTCAAACAAAGTGGTTAAGTGAAGCCATTGAAGATATGAAAAATGGCACTTATGACATGACGGTTGATGGAAAATGTAGCCAGTGTGGTGCGTGCTGTTCGAGATGCCTTCCGATATCTAACAAGGAAATCATTACGATTAAACAGTACATCAAAGCTCACGATATCAAGCCTTACAGGCACTTGTTCCCAGTATCTAAAGAGGTTTACGACCTGACTTGTCCGTTCATGGACGATTCAAAGCTAAAAGAGAAATGCAGAATCTATCCAGTAAGACCTGAGATATGTCGGCAATTTACTTGTAAAGGCGATAAGAAGCCATTCAAGATGAAAGCCACAAGGTATGAAGTGGTCGATGTTAGGAAGGAATTTTTCGGTGAGTAGGGAGGTGGTTTCATGCTAGTGAAAACTACTGCCACTGGAAGTAAAGGTAACAATTACGCACTTATCTCCGGGGAAGAAATTCTTCTTCTGGAGTGCGGTGTGCCAGCAAAAGATATGCTAAAAACGATTGATTATCAGACTTCTAAAGTGGTCGGTTGCTTGTTATCTCACGAGCATGGCGATCATGCAAAATACATCAAACAGTACATGCAATATGGTGTCAAGGTTTACGGTTCGGACGAAGTGCAGTCAAACATTGAGCTGATTTACGGTGAAAAGATTGAGGGCATAAAACGAATGAACAGGAAGAAACTAAGAAGTTTCTCAGTAATTCCGTTCCGTGTACCGCATGGCGAGACAGAATGTGACGGATGGCTGATTGATACGGCAGAAGGACGTGTTTTATTCATCACAGATGCAGAGTATTGTCCGTATGATTTCTCAAAAATGAATATCAATTACGGACTGATTGAATGTAATTACTCTATTGATTACATCACTTTGGAAGATGATGGAGTGAAAAACAGACGCGTGTTAGAAACTCACATGGAGCTACAAACGTGTAAAAGGCTTGTACAGAGCATTAATACCGATAACCTAAGAAGTATAGGCTTGGTACATTTGAGTGCCTACAATGGAAATCCACAGCGGTTCAGAGACGAGATACGAAGTGTGGTTGACTCAGATGTGAATGTTTGGATTGCCGAAAAGGGAACGGAGAAAGAATTTAGGCTTATGCCATTCTAGGAGGAACAATGATTTGCAAAACATTATTAATAATTTTCAACGCTATGGGAGCGACTTTTGATTTTTACATGTATAAAGACACTGGGGATAAAGTATATTTAATTCCGTTTTTAATATTCTTGCTCGCATTAATCTTAAGTATCGTAAACATGGTTATTTATTTACATAAATAAGGAGGACTACATAGATGAATAAAACAGTTTTAATGGGAAGATTGACAGCAGATCCGCAGGTGAGATATTCACAGGGAGACAATGCTACAGCGGTTGCAAGATATACACTTGCTGTAAACAGAAAATTTAAGAAAGACGGAGAGCCGACAGCAGATTTCATTCCTTGTGTTGTCTTTGGAAGATCAGCTGAATTTACAGAGAAGTATTTCCGTAAAGGAATGCAAGTTGCTATCTCAGGGCGCATTCAGACTGGAAGCTATACAAACAAGGACGGTCAGAAAGTTTACACGACAGATGTAGTTGTGGAAGAACAGGAATTTGCTGAAAGTAAAGCTGCAAGCCAGCAGAATCAGAATAACGCAAGCGGCTCTGTTCCTAGTTCAGATGATTTCATGAATATCCCAGATGGTATCGATGAGGAGTTACCGTTTAACTAAGGAGTGATGGCATATGCCATACAAGAAGCCTGAGAAATGTGTACATCCCGATTGTTTCCATTGTCCATATCCTGATTGTATTTACGGGAGAGTGGTCGGTGGAGAAGTCGTGGATGTGAATATGGTGGATGGCATCAGTTATGAAAAGTATTTGCAAAGGATACGAGATAGAGAAAATGCGAGAAACAAAGGATTGTCCGTATCCTGACTGCCTTAATTGCACATACGATGATTGCATCATGGAGGGTGGTGTGCAAGCCCTCCTTAAGCGTAGGCGGTATAAAGCGAACCCGGAATATTACAGACAAAAGCAGAGAGATTACCGGGCGAAGGTTCGAGAGCATCAGCCACGTTGTGATGAATGCAAGCATTGTGTGCTTGTAAAGAATGATAAAGGTACGGATTTTAAAAGATTGTGCATAGTTGAAATGCACTTAGTAATGCAAAAAGTAACATTATCTCCGCAGTGGTGTCCTAGAAGATTATCACGTAAGGAATATGACCATTTGCGGTATTTAAGAAGAAAGGAGGAAGGATTGATTGGAAACGGAAACAAGACCGTCTGAGAAATTAAAAGGTTTCATTCAATTCCTGGAGGATACAAAGGAATCCTACGAATCAGCCAAGAAGAAAGTAGGCGAATTTGATTCAATGGAAAGACATATCTACTGGGCGCATAAGTTTGAATTTGCCAACAACAGAAATGAGCGAAACAGACTGGCTACAGAGTATCACCATGAGAGACTGGAAAGACGTAAATATAAAGATATCTGCGATCTCTACGAGCTTGTATATGAGTTTATTAACTCGGAGAACAACAAAAGCACGTTGAAGCGATTAAAAGGTGCGATACAGCGTCAGGAGAAGCAAGAGGACTATTTAGAAAGCGAACGAACATACAAGAGAGGTGATTCCGGTGATACTGATTAGCGATAAGGGGCAGCAGGACGGTAAGCACACTGAAAAAGAACGCTACTGGACTGAGCTTGGGATAGAAGTGATAGAAGCTCCCTTGCCGACCGGAGATTACATTTTAGCAAATGACAAAGTTATGGATGTGATCTTTCGGAAGGAGCAACGAGGGATTCCAGTGAAAAAGATGGACTTCCTCGGGACATACAACGTAACAGTAGACACAAAAAAGGATATTCAAGAGCTTGTTGGAAATGTATGCGGTAAGCAACACGCAAGATTCCGTGATGAATGTATCTTGGCTCAGAACAATGGCATTAAGCTGTATGTGTTAGTACAGAACGCCGGTGGGCTGGTTAAGGGGACAAAGGATATATATAATCCGACAATCCGAACATTGGAAGAGCTTCATAAATGGAAAAATCCGAGACTTTTTGTGATGAAGCGTACAAATGATGTGATTGGTCATTACAAGAGCGGAAATCCAATATACAGGCGCACACAGAGGTATCCTGCAGCAACTAAAGGCGAAACACTTATGAAAGCTTGCATGACCATGCAGAAGAAATATGGCGTTGAATTTGTGTTCTGCCATAATCGGGATCAGGGACACATGGTACTGGAATTACTGCAACGGGAGGTGTAGTAGATGGCAGATGTAAAATGGATAAAAATAACAACAGATATATTTGACGATGAGAAAATTCTGCTTATTGAGAGCTTGCCTGAGTCGGATTCTATTATAGTCGTTTGGTTTAAACTTTTATGTTTGGCTGGAAAAATGAATAATTCGGGTGTATTTATGATGAATGATTCTATTGCATATACAGATGAAATGCTTGCAACAATATTTAGGAGAAAAGAAACTACAGTAAAAATGGCGTTGGACACGTTTGAAAAATTTGGAATGATTCAGAGGATAGATGGCGTATTAACTATTCCAAATTGGGGCAAGCATCAAACTTTGGATCAATTGGAAAAAAAGCGTGAATATCAGCGGGATTATATGCGTGATTACAGAGCAAAACAGAAAGAAATAGCCGATAAGACTTACTGTAAAGCTAACAGTAATGCTAATGTTAGCTCCCTAGAAGAAGATATAGATATAGAAGAAGATAAAGAATATATTACAGTATCTAAAGATACTGTTCGTCAGACAGAAGTCCGACAATGCGTAGAAGCCTGGAACTCTTTATCTGAATATGGGATTAAAACAATATCGAGATTGAGCAGTTCGTCACAGAGATATCAGAGACTTTCAGCTAGAATCAAGGAATATGGTTTGCCCAGTGTGTTGAGTGCTATTGAGAAAGTGAAAGGCAGTAGTTTCTTGCAGGGGAAATCGAGTGGCAAGAAAGCATGGGTGATTACTTTCGACTGGTTTGTATTGCCGAATAATTTTCCAAAGGTACTAGACGGCAACTATGACGATCATCCAGATAATCAGAAGAGCGATGTTGAACAAGGAAATCAGAAGTGGAAACCGGCAAGCAAATTAGCAGCAGATGAATGGCAGTAAGCCAGAAAGGAATAGAAAATGAGCAAAGAATTAGAAAAAGCAAGAGAGCTTGTAGCAATGTTAGAGGAAAGAGAACGGAAAAATAAGGTTCGGCTGGACGAAATTCCGGTTGGTGGAAAGTTCGATACAGGCATCGGGAGATTTATTGTTCTGGAACAGGAAGGCGATAAAACAGCAGTTACCACAGAAGGACTGTATAGGAAAGATGTTCGTTTTGATGATGATAGTAACGAATATTTTACGTCAGAGCTATCTGATCTTTTTGAAGAAGAAATTTTTCCTGAATTTAAAGAGGAATTCGGTTCAGATAATTTATGTAGCAGACAGGTAAGTTTAGCAACTGTAGATATGCAGAGAAAAGATTTAGTTCTTCATGCGAAAGTAAGACCACTGACGTTCGATGAAGCAAGAAAATATAATGATTTATTGGTTAATAAAGATCTTCCGGATTGGTATTGGACGTGTACTGCATGGAGTACCGAAGAAAGAGGATGGGGTAATTCAGTAGCGGTTGTTTCGCCGTCCGGTAGCATCTGCAACGATTACTGCGGCAACTGTAACGGTGTTCGCCCATTTTGTATCTTAAAATCTAATATCTTTGTATCCAAAGTAACGGAGGAATAGAAACATGATGACATTGAAAGAATTTGGAGAAAAACTGAAAGAATTGAATCAGGCCTATAGCGCCTTAAAAAGAAAATACAAGAAGCCGAAAACCGGTGAAATCATTGAAGTTGCAGGAATGAAATGGAGAGTGTTGGACAAGCTTGAAGAAGGTTATCTTGTTATTGCTGATGAATTTTACGGAAAAGACCGAGAATTTGATGATAGTTGTAATGACTGGAAAAGCAGTGATCTTCGGCTCAAACTCAATACAGATCTGAGAAAGAAAATCGAAGATGAACTTGGGAAAGGATCCTTGGTTTGGTTTGAGCGTGATTTGTTCTCGCTTGACGGTCAGACGGAATATGGAAAGTGCAAAGACTATGTATCACTCATTACCGTAGATGAATACCGGAAATACAGAAAATTACTGCCGAACACTGATAAATGGTGGTGGACGCTTACGCCATGCAGTACATCTTGTAATGATGATAGTAGATGGATTGCGGTTGTTTCGCCGTCCGGTTACGTCAGCCGCATTAGCTACTACCACTGTATCGGTGTTCGCCCGGTTTGTATCTTTTCCTCTTCGATCTTTGAATCCGAGGAAGATGATGAATAATGGCAGAAAATGACCTGAAAGTGATTCTGAAAGCAAAAGAGTTGGCTGCTCATACATTAAGAGTAACCAGTAACGCTAACAGATATCCAAAGAAATTTAGATTTTCGCTTGTTGACAAAATGCAAAATAAGTCAATGGAAATCTATGAAATGCTCTTTGAAGCAAATAGAACAGACATTAAAGCTTACAAAAGAGATCGCCTGGAACTGCAAACAAAAGCAATTACTTATTGTGATGAATTGTTGTTTTACATAGAAATGTCTCATGAATTGCGCATAATCAATTCGGATAGCATGGAATATTGGTCGAAGATGGTGTCTGATGTTAAGCATATGGCTATTGCTTGGAGAACGAAAGATAGACAGAGGTAAATGCATTTAGGTTTGTTTCCGTTAAGCGGTTGTTTCGCCGTCCGGTAACATCAACAACAATAACTACAACAACAGTAACGGTGTTCGCCCATTCTGTATTGCAGACAGTAAGAGTAGGCATGAAGCCGAAATCAGAGAAGATACAAAAAGGAAACAGACCTCCCTCTTAGAGGCAAATATAAAGGAGTATCAATGGATAGGGATATTGTTACAGATTACGACAATCTGTATAGGGCTTATCGGAAAGCTAAATCTGGCAAGAAATTTAATAGCAGTACTGCAAAATTTTCTTCGATGGCTTTAGACGGAATCAACATTCTGAAAGAGCAACTGGAAAATCAGACATATACGGTAGCACCGTATAATCGGTTTGAAATATTTGAACCGAAACAAAGAGTGATTGAGTCTTGCACATTTAAGGATAAGGTTGTACAGCACGTTTTCTGTGACAATATTCTGCATCCCAAATTGCAAAATGTGTTTGTCAAATATAATTCTGCCGGGCAAGTAGGAAAAGGAACGTTATATGCGTTGAATGGTCTTAAAGATCATATGGAAGCGTTTTACGAGAAACACGGTCTTGATGGATGGATATTGAAATGTGATATCAGACATTTCTTTTATGAGATTGACCATTGGATTTTGGAAGATATTGTAGATTATTTCTTCCAGGATCCTTATGCGGTATGGCTCAATCATGTATTAATAGACAGCAGTGAGAATCCGGGACTGCCACTTGGAAATCAAGCCGGACAGGTGTATGCACTACTCATGGTGCATCCGGTGGATTGCATGATAACTGGCGAGCTTGGAATTGTTGAATACGGAAGATATATGGATGATTTTTATTTGTTTCATCAAAACAAGGAATATTTAAAGTGGTGTCTTGATTGTATTCGAGAGCTATTGGAAAGCCTTGGACTGGAATTGAATGGAAAGACACAAATTATACCATTCAGGAAAGGCATTAGGTTTCTTGGGTTTCATCACTATATGACGGCAGATGGAAAATATATTCGCAAAATAACAGGCGAGAATAAAAGGAAAATAAAGAAAAGACTCAATAAATGGGTTAAGGAAGTGAAAAATGGAAAGATGGAAAAATCAAAAATGGAAGAGAAATTCTCTTCATGGAAAAATCATGCACTTCATGGAAATTGTATAAAGTTGGTACATTCGATGGATTTGTATGTGGAGAAATTGTTTAAGGAGCAGTAAATGATAAGTGAGACAGAAATCAGAAAGGCTATATCGCTTCTTAAAACGGAGAATCAGCTTTTTGAGGTAAGAGTAATTTATAACAGTAAGCAGATGTACAGCGGGTACTTCAAGACGGCTGATGACCTGATAAAAGCATTTAACAAAGACATCCGGGATTATGCTAACTGCAATATATACATAACGCTGAATAGCCTGAATGAAGCTTGCTACAGTAGGGAGCAGCAGAATTTCTTTAAGAAAAATGCAAAAGCTACTTCGAGTGACAATGATGTTGTTGGCTATGATTGGCTGTTCATTGACGTAGATCCTAAGCGACCAACCGGAACATCTTCCAGTGACGATCAGGTAGCAGCTGCAAAAGAAATCGGAAATAAGGTTTATTCCTTTATGAAAAATATTGGTTTCTATGATCCGTTATTCGGGTTTAGTGGCAATGGCGTACACCTATTATACCGAATAAAAATGAAAAATTCGGATGAAAATAGGGAACTGATAAAGAAGTGTCTGAATGTACTGGATATGTACTTTTCTGATGATGAAATTCAGATTGACTTGAAGAATTTCAATCCGGCAAGAGTTTGCAAGCTGTATGGAACGCAAGCCCAAAAAGGAGCTGACACGAAAGAAAGACCGCATCGAATGAGCCATATTATCGGAGATCCCAAGAAAATCAAGGTGAATGATGTTGAGTATCTGAAAAAGTTAGCGGATATGCTTCCGAAAGAAGAGAAACCACAGAAGTATAACGGCTATCAACCTTCACAGTTCGATTTAGATGAATGGCTCGATAAGTACGGACTGCGGTATCGAAAAACTTCTTACTCAGGCGGAACAAAGTATATCTTAGATGCTTGTCCGTTCGACAGTAACCACAATGGGAAAGATGCTTGTATCTTCAAGTCTTTCAATGGAGCGATTGGTTTCCATTGTTTTCACAATTCCTGTGCAGACAAGACTTGGAAAGATGTTCGGTTACTGTATGAGCCGGATGCTTACGAAAAGAAACAGCAGGAGTATGAACGCAAAATATACGCTAAACCGAAGAGCCAGCCTGAGCGAAAGAAAATCGAAGAAAAGGAAGGAAAGCCAGTATTCCTAACAGCTAAAGATATTCTAACCATGCCTAAATCACCAGAGCGATTCGTCAAAACTGGAATCAATGACATTGATAAGCGCATGAGAGGATTAAAGACTGGATATACCTCAGTAATCTCAGGGCTTAGAGCTAGCGGAAAATCAAGTGTGATATCCGAGATATGTTTGGACTGCGTAGAAGCTGGAAATAAGGTCGCTGTTTACTCCGGAGAGTTATCTCCGCAGAACTTCATGCGGTGGATGAATTTGCAAGCTGCGGGCAAGGCATATGCAGAACCTACGCAGTTTGAAGGCTACTACAATGTGTCAAGGCAGAATCAAGAGAAGATAGCTGAATGGCTGTCAAACAACTTCTCACTGTACAACAATGAGTACGGAAATGACTTCTTGGCAATCAAAGATCAGCTAGAGCGCAAATTTGAGCGAAATAAGCCCGATTTGGTCATACTTGATAATTTGATGGCTTTCGACATAAAAAGCCTTTCTGACAATAAATTCGAGGCTCAGACGGCATTTACATGGACATTGCATGAGATGGCTCAAGAGTATGATGTGCATATCATGTTTGTGGCGCATCCGAGAAAGGCAATGGGATTCTTGAGATTAGATGACATTTCAGGAACTGCGGATATCGGAAATGCTGTAGACAATGCCTTTATCATTCACAGAGTAAATAATGACTTTAAGCGACTGAGTATGCAGATGTTCGGTTGGAAATCAGATGATGACTTGTATACAGCTTCAAACGTCATTGAGATTGCAAAAGACCGTGATGGCGGATTGCAGGACTATTTCATTCCACTCTATTACGAGACGGAAAGTAAGCGACTGAAAAATAGTTTTACTGAAAATAAGATTTACGGATGGGGCGATAATGCTGATGGATTTACTGGAACAGATCAGATGCAGATACCATTCGAGTAGGTGGCAGTATGACGGAAGAAGAAAGAAAAAAGTATTACAAAGTGATTACACAAAACTGGCTTGCGTTCAATGAATTTTTGAAGAATGGCGATTATTCAGATACGGTTCAAGTTGAGATTAGCGAAGTGATTGACAAAATATATTACGAGAACGGAAAGACGGAATTTGCGAAGAATATCGCACTGGCTGTCCTGAATGAGATAGAGCGGTTGTGTAAGGTGAAAGGAAGTAAATAATGAAATACAAAGTTGGAGACAAGGTAAGAGTTAGGAGAGATTTGGAAACTGCGGTGATGTATGGTGTTTTATGTGTAGTTGATGAAATGTTAAAGAAAAAAATTGTAACGATTAAATCCGTGCGTGATGGTTACTACAAAGTTGTAGAAGATGACTATAAGTGGACAGACGAAATGCTTGAGGGATTAGTCGAGGACGAACTGACAGCGGAAGAAGCGACTAAGATTTTAGGTGAAATTTGTTGTGAAAACAGATGCTATAACGGATGTCCTATTGGTAAAGCAAGAGGGAAAATGTCATGTAATTTTTTCCGAAGAGATAAACCAAAAGAAGTGCTTGAAATCCTCAAACAGTGGAAGAAAGAGCATGAAAAGAAAGAAGTCGAGGTTACACAGAAAATTTATTGCCTTGTAGTGGATGAAGAAAGAAAAGTCGTGCATGAAGAAGAAAATGGAAATAGTGATTCTTGCATGGATGTGCTAAAAAACTACTGTGAAAATCACGATGGGAAATTCTTCTCGATTATGGAATTTAGATACGAGGTGAAGCAATGATAAACACAGGAGAAAAGATAGATTACATGATTCAGTGTTTGAAAGTCGCAAAAGCTGAGTATGAGTACATGGCTGATTACATTGCAAATGAACCGACTGAAAGGCAAGAGCTGTGGAAGTTCCTTGATACACACAGAAATCCAAACAAAGCATTGATTAAAGACAACTTGAAGAATGTGGCGAGAATGGGATTCCAGCTTGCGAATGAGGTGAAGTGATGGATGTTAAAGTACATGAGGACTATGAGCAGATAGACAAAGAAAATGTGGAGATATTCCGTAAATACAGAATCGGAAAATCAGAAGAGGATATTTATAGATGCGTTATTTGCGGAGAAAAGGCTTGCATTAGTAATAGTCTATCGCACATGGGACACAGATTGATGCACACACAATGCATGGAAAGAACATTCGGATACGACAAGGTTATTGATGCATTTAGGTGGATGGAAGAACAGGATAAATAAATTACAGAAAGGAGTACGGAGATTTGTGCGCACAGAAAAGATATCTTTGCTCTGAGTAAGAATGGATTTAGAACAAAAAGCAATCAAAAGGATTCAGGCTGCATCAGATATGAGCTTATACCACTACGGTAAGCCACTTGTATGTACTTATTCCGGCGGAAAAGACTCGGATGTGATGCTTGAATTATTCAGAAGGGGGGGCATACCGTTTGAAGTTCACAACAGCCACACGACAGCAGATGCCCCACAGACAGTAAGGCACATTAGAGATGTGTTTAAAAAACTGGAAATGGATGGAATTAAATGCACGATTGAGATGCCGACATATAAGGGAGAGAGAACGAGTATGTGGAAACTAATTCCACAGAAATTGATGCCGCCGACAAGGTTAGTAAGATATTGTTGTGCGGTTCTGAAGGAAACAGGTTGTACGAATAGATTTATCGCTACTGGTGTGAGATGGGCTGGAATGATGGAAGAAAAGATAGAAGCATAAGAAGATGATGAAATGAAAGTTATTGTTGATAATGCAAAGCAGCTGAGCTATGAAGCGGATAAAGAGGGAATCACAGGATTTATGTATGGAGTAGCTGTCAGCATTCTTTCTCAATACTGGGAATACGGAGAATGTCTAAGAAAATGGCACAACAAAGATTATGGATATGACGGTGACGGTGTTGTAAATCCAGCGGTTATAACTGTTGGTTGAAAAGGAAAGCAAAGATGAATGATAAAGACTTTATAAGAGCGCTTGAAGAAGCCAGGCTAAAAATAGAGCTGTCAAATAAACGTATTTTGTTTATGCATCCGGAAGATATCGCAATACTCGATTTGGACAAGGTGAGCAACATTATATATCTTGTTGAAGAAAGAAGATTGGAACGTGGAAAAGTAATAGCGATTACAGATGAAGAATTTAAAAGGATTGTATGGGATGCAATCAAAAACAATAAAGTGAAGCATCACAGAGGAAGAAGGAGATAAAGTGAGAAGAGAATCACTGATTCACAAAATCTTGAGGAAACTCGGATTCATCAAAGACATTGATGATAGGAAATTGAAAATGGAGATGTGCGAAAGAGCAATAAAGGCAAATGTATGTCCTGAGGATTGCGATTTGTGCGCATGGAATACGAAAGGTGGAGTTAGTTATGAGAATCATTAGTCAGGATGGAGCGATTGATGTCGCTTACGAAAATGCAGATTTGGAAAGAAAAGGGACAATAATATCTGTATGGACGCTAGATAACGTATATGACAGTTTTGCAAGCTATTCCACCGAAGAAAAAGCAATGAAGGCTATGGAGCGGTGTAGAGTTGAATATGGCAAGCATTACAGAGTTAACGGTGGAACCAATGCATTTACAGGAGTGGCAATACAGCCGGGAGTGTTTATGTATCCAAAGGTATTCCAATTTCCAGCAGATGATGAGATTTAGAGAGCGAGGGAGAAATGAAAGAACCAAGCGAAAAGAAAGCGATCATCAAAAAGATGATGAAAGAGGGAAAGACATATAAGCAGATTTCGGAAGAAACAGGAATCCATCTTGGAACTGTCGGAATATACGGTGGGAAGCTTAAGAAAGCTGAGAGGGAAAAGAAATGCTTCAACGGAGACAGGCATTTGTGCAGAACTTGTAAATATCGTGCTTCCGGTGCAAGAAGTGGTTGTGACTATATCATACATACCGGAAACGAGCGTGGTTGTAATCCGGAAGTGTGTAACAAGTATGAGAAAGGAAAGCGAAAATGAGACTTAAACCAGTAGTAAAGGCAAGTGAGTTTGTGAGATTTGGATTCAAGCCTTGCCGAGGACTTCCGAAAAGCGCAGAGAGTTACTATCTCTGCGTGAAGAACGGACACAGAGTGATGTTTGTGGACAGTAAGCATTTTACGGAATCTGAATGGCCTATCAAAGATGCAAGGATACACAAGAATCCAAACTGTAAATTCAGTGACAAGCGGACAGCAACCGAGATTGAGTGTGAATTGGTTGTGAATGGATTGCTGGAAGAGGTGAGAGAATGAAAGAGAGATTAACAACATACCACTGCGGTAAAGCAGTAATTAAAGACAAGAATAAGCTGTCAGAAGCGATGGAGAAGTTAGCGGAGTTTGAGGAAAAAGAAAAATGTGGAGAATGGCTTGATGCTATCGAACTTGCGAAAATTGCTATTGCACTGCAAAGTCAGAAGCGAATTCCAGTAAAGCCGATTATCTTAGACACGTTGAACGGAGATGTTGACTATGAATGCCCTTTATGCGGTAAAAATGTAATGTCGGATGCGGAAAGCAGAAACAACTATTGTGGCGAATGTGGTTGTAAATTTGATTGGAGTGAGATTGATGAGACTAATTGATGTTGATGAAGAAATCGCAAGAATTGAAGAAGAGATAATGAAATTGACAAAAGCAATAGAGAGATGGCAAGCGAGAAAACTTGAAGGAAGCACAACACATGATATAGATGCAAAAATTCAAGAATTACAAAATAACAGAACTAACTGTAGAGTTGAAATCCGAACATTAAGGAATTACAAAACAGCGTTTGATGTGGAGAAAGTCATTGAACAGTTGAATAAAGAGTTAGAACTTGCTGATGAAGAAAAGCGCAGGTGTACAATAGAAAATATGCTGCAATTTGATGAAGCAAAAGGCTATGCGAGAGGAATGACGTGTGCTATAGAGATTGTTAAGCGAGGTGGAAGAGATGGAAAATAAAGAGCAGACAAATGCTTGTTACGGTTGCTTCGGAGCTGCGAATGGTGATTGTGATGAGTGCGATAAGGATAGGAGTAATAAGGATGAAGAATAAAGAGAAGTATGAAAAAGAGATTGTGGAGATTGTATGTAATTGTGAATATATTGCAGTTGATAAGGAAACTGAAAGCCCAGTAATATGCAATGGTTTTGATTGCGATAAATGCATGTTCCGTGTGAATGGTAATTGCAGAAGCAGGTATTTCTTAAAAGAATGGGCTGAGTCAGAATATGTTGAACTACCTGTTATTTCTAAGAGTGATAGAACATTTTTGGACTATATCAAAGAAGAGTATAAGTATATTACAAGGGATGAAGATGGTGATTTGTTTGCGTGGAGTGCAAAGCCCAAAAAAGGACTTATCTTAAACGAATGGCTGTACACGAGCAGTAATACGATAGGACTTTACGCATTTAACCTAGACCTCCCAATGGTCAAATGGGAAGACTCCGAACCGTGGCTTATCAAGGATCTGAAAAAGTTGGAGGTGGTTGAGAATTATGAATAGAGAAATACTTTTTAAAGCAAAGGTGAAAGACAGTACAGAATGGATAGAAGGAGGACTTATTGTTGTTAAAAATACAGCAAGGAGATTTATTGTCGATATTAATTCCAAAACAGCATTAAGAGGGGTTGTAACGCATTGTTCTGATAAATATGATTGGAGATCAACAGAAGTAGATCCAGATACAGTTTGTCAGTTTACAGGAATTACAACCGAATTAGGAATAGATCTTTACGAAAATGATATTGTAGAATGCGGTGGTTACCGTGGAGTAATTAAGTTTGAAGATGGTGCATTCGTAATTGAATGGATTGGAAATGGAACAGAATTTCTCAGACACGATTTAGCATACTGGGCATATTTGAGAAATGTTCGTGTTGTCGGCAACATATTTGACAATCCTGAACTGCTAGAAGAGGAGAATATGCATGGAACAGATTAAGCTAGGCTTGAGAATCGCAAGCATTGTGGTTGGGATAATCGGTTATAGTGCAATATGGATGTGGCTGATTAATAATCGACGGAACGAAAAAAGTGAACTTGCGTGGGTATTATGGAAATGCTTTCATGCAATTGTGATTGCGCTTGCGTTTCTTTGGGCGTGGTTTTAGGAGAAGATTATATTAGAAGATAAGGAGAATAGCAATGGCAAAGATATTTAAAGTAAGTGGATATTTTGTAGATGTATACAATAATTATACATTGGAATACATAAATTCGTTAATCTTTAACGGATGGGTAGGGCTTAAACCTCGGCATAAACATACAGAAGTGGAAGAAATCAAAGATTGGAGAAAAAACCATCCTCTTCTAAATGATAAATGTGACCTTGCAGATTGCGAGAAATACTTCAAGAGAAAAGTTTCAGTAGATAATGACAGAAATGTTACGGCAGGACAAGTCTTCAGACATTTTAAGGGACATACTGTTAAGGTAATTGCAATCAGCCAGGACACCGAAGCACCGGGGCAATTTTATGTAGTGTATGAATGTGAGGACGGAGCTATTTGGAGCAGACCTTATGGAATGTTCGTGAGCGAGGTTGACCACGTGAAATACCCAGATGTGAAGCAGAAATACAGATTTGAGTTAATGGAGTGATGAACAGTGAAAAGAAGTACAGAGACAAGAAGAAGTCAGGCGGAGATTAACGCTGATTCTCAGAGACATTACGGTGGATTAGCTGAGCTTCCAACAGATAAAAAGGCAAGTGAGAATTTTCATCGTCCTGCATATCAGGCTTGTAAACTGATTCGGAAATCAAGTGAGTTGTTTTCTGAAAGTTCAGAAGAATGAATGTTGAGAGTCGGGATAAACCTAGAAAGAAAGATAGAGGATTTTTACAATGGAAATTAGTATTAAGTATTTTGCGAATAGCATGGGTGACAAGGTGAGAAAAATTTTCAGAGTAACAAATGGAGACTGGATTGACCTGAGAGCGGCAGAAGATGTGGAAATGAAAAAAGGTGAGCTGAGATTGATTCCACTTGGAGTTGGCATGATTCTTCCAGATGGTTATGAAGCATGGGTGCTGCCTAGATCGTCAACGCCTAGACGGTTTGGTATCATTAGTGCGAACAGTATGGGAATTATTGACAACAGTTACAATGGAAATGATGACCAGTGGGGATTCATGGCTTATGCGATTCGTGATACAGTGATTCACAAAGATGACAGGATTTGTCAGTTCAGAGTCATAAGAAATCAACCGAGACTATGGTTCAAAGTTGTAACACGCTTGAAAGAAATTAGTAGAGGTGGATTCGGAAGCACTGGAAGAAATTAAAAAATTTTTGAAATCTTGAAAAGTCGCGCGTTTTTAGAGCGTTTTTTATGAACCTAGAAAAATTCGCCAAAAAAAGAAATCGGTACTTTTTCAAAGAGGGCTAAAATCTGGATGTCGAAATTTTGGTTCGTTTCGGCGTCCTTTTTTATTGGGATTTTGTCGTGTGAATAACTTTCCCGCAGCTGGTCTGCTCTACTGGTCCCGCGGTTGGTTCTTCCGTCCGTGTTAGCGTGACTCTGCTGGTCTGCTCTACTAGTCCGGTGCAGCTGTTGCCGTCCTGCTATGATCTGCGGTCGGTTCTTTCTTGCGTAATATCTCCGGGGCGTGGTTCTGCCTTGTGGCGTTCTGTTTTGCTGTTTCTATGCCTTTTATATCATTAGGCTATAATTTTACCGTTTACGGTCTGCGGTCGGTCTATGGGCGCGCTATGACTTGCGCTGGGTGGCGCATTGTCTCAGCAGATTTGCGCGCGATTGTCTGCCGCCTTCCTTTCAGGGATCGGGGCGCACTTGTGGCGCGGTTATACCTCCCCCAGCTTATCCCATGAACGCGGGCGCGGTTGTGCTGTTATGGCTTCGCGTGTGCCATTTCTGCGGTCTTTTGCTCGGTTGGTGCTGAGTTGTTAGACTATGCCAATAAAACGCCTTAAAAGCTCAAATAAGGGCGCTATATATCAACATATTAGCATGTTTAATTGTCAATGTACAGAGAAACCCGCCGCCGGGATCGAACCGGCGCAACACCTGAACGGGTGCACGAATAGCCCGGAGGGCTTCCGGGCTTGTGTTTTAAAATATTCTTTTTATGATCTTTTCAAGGTCTGCGGCTGGCATTGCTTCCAGTGTATCAATTAACCCTTTCGCGCCGTGATCGGCTCGGATTGTTCCGCCTTCAATGGCTATTATATATTTGCCATCTGGAATAACTCGGAACGCCTGAACCCTTCCGCAGTACTCAAAAATTAATAGATTGTCATCTGTCCACGCCTGATAGAAAGCAACCTTTCCGCCTTCCGTATTTCTTACCATGTGCGCCGCCTCCCTTCTCAGCTCTGCAAATCTTCCACGGTTTCACATAGTGCGATTAATGCAGCTTTGAGCGTTGCGCCTTCTTCCAACTTGTCAAGTTCTGCGGCAAGCTCTGCGACCGTCTCCGGGCGTTCTTCTTCGTTGTCGTATCCATCACTTAAAGCGGTAAAAATCATTTCTGCGATATCTCTATTTTTCATTTGATTCTGTCCCCCTTCTGGTATTCTAAAAGCCGGAACGCGTCCGGCTATGCTATTTTCATTTCTTCAAAGAATTTCTTGTTGACGTTCTGCCAGTCTTCCGGAATGAGTCCGGCGCTTTCGCGTATCTGTCTAAGTCTGTAAAGGTGGGCGCGCAGGTTCTTAACTCCGCACCATACGGAACAGGCGCCGCCGCTTCCCGCGCGTGGTATGCTGTAAACAATGCCATCATATGCCCACATGTCCCAACTTCCGGAGACTGCCAAAAATGTTCCATTGCTTATGATCGTCTGTGCGTGATCCTTCCATAGATTCCCCATTTTATCAAAATCGTATTTCCTCATTTCCGCCCTTTCTGCCTTCGTTCCTCCGTGGCGGGTGATTGTTATCTGTAGTCGTGTACTTCGTCATTCCATGCGATAGAACAAGGCACGGAAGGCACTGCGGTTCTTATCATGTATACACGGGTAGCAGCTGAGCTGATCGCCGCAATTAATAGAGCTAATATAATAAAGTCAAGTGCTTTTCTCATGGTTTCAAGTCCTTTCTAGTTCAATGCATTATTGATTGATTCCGCTAAATGTGGGAATGCTTCTGTGATTTCTTGAATGCTATCGGCGTAATAATCGCCGACTATTTCCCCGAAAATATAAATATTTCCAGTGTAAAAGCATCCAAGATCATTAAAATAAATATCTAATCTTGTAGCCTGTTCCTTCTCGTCTCCATACCACATATCAATTTTTATCATGTTCTCTCCCTCCTGATCTGCTTAAAATCTCCGGGGATTGCTCCCCGGTTGGTCTGTCTATTTGCGTGCGCCTTTCTCAAGTTCTCTGTAAAGAAGGCTGCAAGCTAATTTCTCGGCTTTGTCCTCTGTGTATCTTGCCTTTTCTTCCTCTGTCTCTTCAAGGATGTTTCCAAGAAAGTCGATCGCTGATCTAAGAAAAATATCATCAGCAACCGGGAACGCTGTTGGAAGTCCCTGCATCCAGTCCATGAACATTTCACTTTTACTTGCTCTGCCTGCGATGTAATAACGGTTATTTTCTAACTTTTCAATTCTGAATGCCTCCAAGATGTCTGCGCAGATCTCGTTAAAATCTGTCTTTGCTTCTCTGCCTTCGAATGTGTAATATTCGTTTGCAGCCTCGTAGCTGTCCGCGATCTCTTTTCTGATGTTCTCCATTGCTTTTTTGCTGTTTGTTCTTAACATTGATTTTTCCCTTTGCTCCTGTTATAATAGAGCTACCTTTCTTTTGATTGGTGCCGATCGGGTTGTTTTCTAGTCTTGCCGATCGGCTTTTTTATTTTTGCGACTGCCTCAGGTTTTGCAATTAATCAGATCGCTTACTTATGTCCTCATTGGCTTGAGTGGTTCAGGGCGTCCGGTTGTTTGTCCTGTGTGGCTGTTGCTGTATCTCGTTTACAGTTATTATAATACATGAAATATCATGTAATTGCAATATTAAAAATACACTAAATATCATGTGTTTGATAATTCAGTATTTGTGCATTTTACACTAAATAACATGTAATTGACTTTACAATAAAAACCATGTATAATTTTATTAAAAATAGGAGGTAAAAAATGATTACTTATAAAATAGATGTATTAGAGTCATTAAAAGAAGCCGGATATAATACGACTAGATTAAGAAAAGAAAAGCTTTTAAATGAAAGCGCTATACAATATCTAAGGAGTGGCAAGCCTGTTGGAGCTAAAGCATTAAATAATATTTGCATGTTGTTGGATATGCAGCCGGGAAATATTATAAAATATGTAGAAGACGACAACACGATAAAAGATGTAAAATAAAATAATATTTACATTATAAATAATGTATTTTAATATTGACAATTACACGATATATAATGTATAATAATACTTGTAAGGAACACAGCTTACAAGTCACCAGCGAGAACTGGAGAAAGGAGAAAAAATGGAAGAGATGACAATGACAGAAATAGCTAGACTGATCGAAGGTCTTAGATCAGCCGGATGGGAAGAAAAGAAAAAAGAATATACAAGAAAAAACCTTGCGGTTTTGTTCTTCTTGGGACTGTTTTTTCTTCCGGTTTGCCGTTCTTGTGCCTTGGCTCCTATGATATCTTTCTAAGTCGCTTATGAATTTATGGGCGCGTCTCGCTCACACGGGCGAAAAAATAAATTGACATACGCGGAAAATAAATATATAATTGAGTCATTAAGAAACACAGAGAAAATTGATAGGGAAGTAGCTAATAACCTGATCGGATTAGGTCGGGCGTGGCTGCTTCCTTTTTTTCGTTGCTGGGAGGTGATCAGAATGCAGAAAATGGAACGCGTAGAAGGACAAGAGCTAAATACAACAGAACAGAAAACAGAAGTATACACGGACAATATACAAGAAGCTATAGCTAATTACTGCATAGATCACGATATAGACATGAAAGATATATATACATTCGATCAACAGAGATGGAACAGTGTATTGTTATATATTTACAGATCAGTATTTAAACCATGTAAAACCGACGGAATAGTTAGAAGATATAACGAAAAAAGTAATATAGATTACAGCAATAGAGAATTAATTGATAATGTATGTGATATATATATAGCTATGTGTTATGAGTATTCAAAAGAAGTATCAGTTATGGGATTTAGTAAAATGACTGGAATACATATAGATACGTTGTATCAGTGGGTTAATAATCCGGAAGTTGAACGCGGTTCGTCCGAGGTAACGAAAAAGTTGCAAGCTGAAAGAGAGGAATCTCTGAGTAATAAATTAGCATCTGGGAAAGGGAATCCGGTTGGTATTCTTGGCATACTTAATAGGCATTACGGTTGGAACATGGGGCAGCCGAGAGGGCAGACAGCAGCGCAGAAAGCTCCTGATCTTCCAGGGATTGCGGAAAAGTACGGCGTGACCGATGCAATAGGACAAAAAGAGCCGGCTCGACAGCTTCCAAAGTTTCCAGATTTACCGGATGCCGATTGATCTTTTTTAATATCAATCAATTAAAACTATTATTTTCACAAGATATAGTGTAATGAAGCGCACAAGTACAAGATATTGTGTATTAGCTATATAACAAATTGCTATTTGTCGTATAGATACATATGTTCGTATCATTGGAAAGACATCGCACCGGCTGGAAGCATTGAAAACGGTTTTAACCTTAAAAAGACCCGGGTGGGGGGTTACGAGGACAGGACACCCCGGTACATACCTCACCCACTCAAGCAATTTTTTTTCAAAAAGGCCTTATTTTACATGATAGGAGATTAGCTATGAAGGTATATGTGATTACTTCCGGAGAGTATTCGGATTATTGCATACAGACAGTTGCATTAAGCAGAGAGAAAGCTGAACAGATATGTGCAATGCTGAATGGTTCAAATGGATATCGTAGTGACACGGCTACAATTGAAGAATATGACACAGACGAAATTCAATGTGAGACCAATGAGGATGTTGGTTTACGCTATGATGCAGCGTTTGATTACAAAACATTGGAAAACATCTATTGGTGCGAGCCGTTTTATTCATTCGCCAGAAATGAAATTAAAAGAGGACTTTTGAATCATGGGTACGGAATTCTAATATCTGCCACATTTCCAAAAGACATGCCTCAGGAAAAGGTTCGAAAAACCATGTGCGACAGAGTGGCTAAGTGGAAAGCAGAGAAAGAATGTTTGTAGGAAGTCAGGTATCATGAAATACGCAATAGAAAATTTAAAAGCAACAGTAGAATCTACCGGCCAGACTGTTACTGGAAGATTGATATTTACTCAAGTGATTCTTCGGCATCAGATAGTGCAATATTCACCGGATATTAACAGAAAAATGTCTAAGATGGCTTGGATTCCTCGGTTTGAGTGTAACGAACCACTGGAAATCATGGATGACAAGTTTACAAAGGTAGTTGTTCCGAAGATTGGCTTCTGGTTCAATACTTATGCAGGTTGCAAGATGCTGATAGGGGCAGAAGGGATAGGCGAACTACCCGGATTTGTTAAGGAGGTATTTAAAGATGCTGATTTATGACGGAGTTAAACCAATTCAACCGAAATACCATATTGTCACAGTTGATGCGTCGTATTTCGTAGAGGCTAATCGTTGCGAGATTGTTAAGGATGATGGGATTATTATTTTCAGCAACAAAGATTCAGTCCAGGCCATGTTCAGACTTGATGATGTGAAAGCACTTTGGAGGGTTGTTTGATGGGCAATAAAGAAATAATTGAAGCAGTTAGCATGTTTTATAGCGTTTATTTAGAGTTTTACAAGAAATGCGGAGATCGGAATACTGCAATTCAGCTGACATGTGCATTGTGCGGTGTGAAAGTGCCTGAATTAGAAACATTTTCGTTTTTGTTGGGGAATAGTGGACGCTGGAGAGATAAATGATGGGCGAGAAAGATAAGAGAAGATATGCGTATGATGGCTTTCCACCAACAGGGAAACTTTATATCCAACAGGATTCATACTTAATCTGTGATGATATGGTCGAAGAATTGGCAACAATACCAACTTCAATGCTAAAACAGAAAATGAGAAACATAGATAACTTATTGAACGCATCTGCGGTTTTCTATGTAACGTTTGGAACATTTAATGTAAACACTTGCCCTGTTTGTTATACGCTTGGTTCAAACAACTGGCGAAAACTTCACAGTTTGCCAATAAGGAGAAGAAAATGGTTAAGACAGTAAATATTCTTGGAACTGAATATAAAGTGATTAGGGAGCAATTCAAAGATAAAGATAGCGATGGTTATTGTGACTATACATCAAGAGAAATTAAAATCAGGGATGATAATGTAAATGAAGTTGGAGATTTTGATGAACTGATGCGAAAGCAGCTACGGCATGAAATTATACACGCATTTCTTGCTGAAAGCGGACTGCAAGCGAATTTTGAGCACTATAGACAATTTGGACACGATGAAACGCTTGTTGACTGGTTCGCAATACAGTTTCCGAAGATGATAAAAGCTTTTGCGAGTGTGAATGCGCTTTAGGAGAATGTGCGATGGGTGAAAAAGATGAAAATCTCAGACAGGTTTTTATAACATCTGATGGAATTGCGAGGAGAATGACGATTGTGGATGATTTGATTCATGATCTTTCTGAAAAACTTGTGGATGATGCAGAAATCACAACACATATGAACAACGATGGCGGACTAGATATCACGTTTGATTTTGATGAATCACTCGTTAGAAACATATTCGCTTGGAAATTGCTATTCGGTTCAAATAATTGGCGTAAATTACATGGATTTAATATGCGGAGGAAGAAATGTTTAAGATAATAAGGCAGCTGTTTTGTAAGCATGAGCGAACCGTCCATGCAAATACTGATTTAGTATTGCAATCAGATGGTTCATGGAAAACAGAGCATACGTGGAGGTGTGAACGATGCGGAAAGAAAATAAAGCGAAAATAAGACATTGGCTTGCGGGAATTACGCTCATAGCTTTCACTTTGCTTGCCGGATATGTTGGAGTTGGAAAGATGTTTTTAGGAGCTGTATTCACTCTTCTGGCTGCGCTAGATGCTCATGCAATGACTTGGGTTCTTGGCGGCGCAATCTTCTTCCGGTGTATCTACGGATTGTTTGTAGCGTGTTGTATATGTCTCATAGGCTTCATATCGTTTCCATTGATATGGGGTGAAGACGATTAGTCAGTAAAGACTATAAAATCTAGTGCAACGCACGGCACGATAAATATTGTTGCTAACCGTCAGATGGCGGTTAAAGGAATTGTAGTCCAACTGGTAGAACGCTGATCGCGACAGAAACGAGGGTTCGAGTCCTTCCGATTCCTAGAGGTGAAAATCAACCCAGTATCTTTGCGGAGATGCTGACAGTCACAGGCTGTAGCCAAACGTGAGCACAGTAGTTGGTATACACATGAAAAATCACGGAACCTGTTTTATGGGAGATGACAGTTCAGTAAAAACGCACTTCTGATAAGCCGTATTCCCATAATGGTATTGGAGATGTTTGCTAGGCATTCGGTCGGAAACGACTTGGAGGTTCGAATCCTCCATACGGCGTTTGCAGATGAGTGGAAAAAGGAGAGAGAAAATGGCAAGAGGAAGTGCTGGAGGAATAGCAAGAGCTAAAATGCAAAAGGCTGAGGCGAGGGAAAGAAAGATAAGATACAATAAAGCACCTAACTACTGTTTAAAGTGCGGAAAACCAATATATGCCAATGAAAATGAGCGCTTATGTGACGTGAAAAAGAAGAAGTTTTGTAATAATAGTTGTGCAGCGTCGTATAACAATATTGGGATAAATAGAAACGGGGAATATGAAAGTAATAGAGGGAAAATATTCTCTTATTCAGATGGAGAAATCCTGAAATTCTTTGAATCAAGTTCATCATGCTCAGAATTTTTGAAGCGTATTGGATATTCCCATAGAATGAGTAAAATTCCAGAATCGGTTGTACAAAAGTTGAAATCGTTAAATTTGGAAATTACTGAATTGAAAAATAGAAGAGTCAATATAAGTGAATTGACAAAAGAAGAATTATTTCGGGATAAAGCATGGCAATCTGCAAGAGGGATGATTGCCAAAGATGCAAGGAAAAGATATGAAAATTCAAATAAGCCTAAAAAATGTTTGATTTGCGGATATGATAAACATTTTGAAGTGGCTCATATTAAAGCGGTAAGCTCATTCGATAATGAATCAAAGGTAAAAGATATTAATGATATTGAAAATCTAATTGCGCTATGTCCTAATCATCATTGGGAATACGACAATTCGGATTTAACAATAGAAAAATTATTGAAGCAGAACGGGAAATAGTCGGTTCGACTCCGGCATCTGCTATTTCTGAGCTTCGCGGTTCTCAGATAAATATTTTTTTCGGACTCCCCACCCTGAATCAAAATATAAAAACCGCGATATGCTACCATAGCTCAAATGGATAGAGCAGTTGATTACGAATCAACAGGTTTTCGGTTCGAATCCGAACGGTAGCTCTCTCCGAGTTTCGGAGAAAAAACTTTTTCATAACTTTTCCTTACTACAGTGTAGTTGGAAGCCGTATAGCTTAATGGTAAAGCGTTCATTCTACCCCTACCCAAGTGAAAGATTGAGGTTCGACTCCTTATATGGCTATTTTCAAATATGATTACCTCGGTGCAGAGTGATTTTTCAGTCATGCCGAGATGCAATGGTAACGAGATAGGCTTGTTCGAGATATTGGATAAGCTGATTCTTTCTAGTGGGAGTGATTCCATTGGTGAAGACGGAAACCGTCAACAATGCCTTGCAGTGTATCATCATAGAGAAGTCAAATGCAGAATCCTTGTGGTCGGTGATTAATAGACATCTGCGGTGCAGAAATAATCCAGTGATGTGAGTGGTGTGAGAGACTACGGACTAACTGGAAATTCTCAATAAGCTGATTTGCCTTGAATCTGAGAAATCGGAGTATAACACAAGAAATTCGTTAAAGTAGCGGTATGGCAAGTTCTTAATTCAAACAAAATGTTTTAAAGGCGATAAGAAAAACATTAAATTCTCTGAAAGAACCGTGAAATTTGTGGGTATCAATCCCATGTGTGCTTATACAGTGGTAGGAAGCCAAGAGTCGCTCTCGGAAGCTCAGACCTATCATCACAGTGGCAGAATATGACTTTTACCATGATTGAATAAGGTGAAGACCTAATTATGTTTGAAATTTATGTAACAGACGGATTTTAGCTGCGGAGTTCCGTCAAAGATTTAATATTCACATTTTGCACGATAGTCACAGTGTTTATTATTTTCTTCGTACTGTCTAAAAGAACCGTAGCAGAGGTGGTTTGATTACTGTCCACCTGCTAACGGAACGTAGCTCAGTGGTAGAGCAACTGGCTTATATTCAGCGTGTCGGAGGTTCGATACCTCCCGTTCCGATTTAATGACGTATAGCTCAATGGCAGAGCATCCGGCCGTTAACCGGAGGGTTTCCGGTTCAAGTCCGGCTATGTCAGTTTTTTTTAATTGAAAGTAGAAATGAACAATGACATTTAAAGAAGCATTTGAAGCAATGAAACATGGAGCAAAGGTGAAACTTCCATCATGGGCTGGATATTGGTTCTGGTGTATTCCGGCACAGTCAATTCTGATGCATACAAAAGATGGTAATGACATTGATGTCCGTAGCACCGAGTGTGTGGATTACACATTTACAAATATTTGTTCCGATGAATGGATTTTTGCGGATGACACGAACTGTCCGGCACTTGGTGGCATGAATACATTTTCATTTCACGAAGCTATGAAGCAGGTGAAGAACAAGAAACGTGTAAGACGATTGACGTTTGAGCCAGACATGTTTTTACAACTTGCATACGCCACTTTCAGAGCTTGCCTTGATGGTAGAAGGGAAGACAAATTTGATAGCGAGGAATACTCAATCATAAAAGTATGTGAGTCTAAAAATGATTCTTATTACACAAAATGTGAGCAGTATGTTCCGACACAAGCGGATATGCTTGCGGAAGATTGGGTATTTGCGGAGTAGCAAAAAATGATGATTAAAGTGTGCGAACCTTTAACGGTTTACGTTGAGAAAACAGGACAGAAAGTAACTGGATTCCTAGAATTTCATTCAATATGCGGATGTAGAATGGACGAATTTATCCCGAAATTTGAAGTAACTCAATTTGGAGTGATGCCCTTTTCAGGTTTCTCAAATATAACTGTTGGAAACATTACGTTCAGTGTATATTGCGGTGATGGTTCATTTATAGGCAGAGAACCGATAGCAGAGGATGTGTTTTATGAATTTAGCAAAAATCTTCGATTTGGTGAAGAGCAGTCGTAACTGTATCCCGTGTAATGCTGATATATTGACGATTGAAGATGCCAGAAATAAATATAAAGATTGTCAGTATGCGGTAGTGAACGCATTGAACGGTATTCCGGTTTGGATATGTAAAACGATCGAAGACGCAAAGGAAATTGTTGAAGAATGGCAACCATATTGCTATATACCACTTTTGATTGTTGACTTATGGAAGAACGAGGAGAATACGATGAAGATATGTGATGTTGTAAGGCTGTGTAAGACCTATGGAGAGAATACAACTTTAGCAGAATTGCAAAAAGAAATACAGGGAAATAAAATCCATAAATGTCCAAAGTGTAGTGGGACTGGGAAAATCACAAAGAAGCGCAATAAAGCTCAGTACTGGGAATGTTGCGATGATTACGAGTATTACGATGTAGAATGCGACCTTTGCAATGGACAAGGATATACGGAACATGTGTATAAACCTAAAATGATTCAAGATGGATGGGAACAGGAGGATTAATCATGATGAAAGCAATGTTAAGTCAGCCAATGGCCGGAAAGACGGATGCAGAAATTGTAGCAACAAGAGAGAAAGCAATTAAGGTCCTTAAAGAAAAAGGATACGAGGTTGTAAATACTCTTTTTACAGATGAGTGGTACAGCAATGAATCTATGAAAGAACGTGGAGTAGTTCAGATTCCATTATGTTTTCTTGCTAAGTCCTTAGAGAATATGTCTCTGTGCCATGCAGCGTACTTCTGTAAAGGCTGGGAGAATGCAAGAGGATGCAAGATTGAGCATGATGCTGCGGTTGCTTACGGATTGGATATTATTTATGAGGAGTAGGAGACATGAAGTTTTTTAAAACAGTAGATGAAAAATTAGCGGATATCGGATTCGTAAAGCTAGAAGAAAACAGATGGCATGCTCAATATGGACGAAAAAGTATGGAATACAATTATACTCAAATCGTATTTATTGGACATAAAAAATCTGGGGAGTATATATTGCAGTCATACGATGCTGATTTAACGGATCAGAAAAAGATAGGAAATACGTGTGTAGGACTAACGGCATACGAGCTTAAACTGTTCTCCAAGAAAATGAACCAGATGGAACTTAACAATAGACTGTAAACGGAGGAATAACAATGATTATCACAGGAATGAATCACTTCCAGAGTGTATGTAAAAAGAAACTTGTTGAATGGTACCATGAGCATAAACCGGAGGTTGAGATTGATTTAAGCAATGTATTTGTCGTATGGAGCTGTAAGACATTACAGAATTATAAGTGCCTTGCTTCAACCGATATCAGTGGAGATGGTATCTATGCAGAGTACACATACAATGGGGATAAACAGGAGTTGTATGGAGATGTGTACGGAAAGATTACAAACACCTGTTATACGGAGGAATAGGTAAATGAAAAGTAATTGGAAAGTAGCTTTAATTACATTGGGTGGCGTTGTTGCTGTAGCTCTGATGTGTGTATTTGGAGTATACAGCTCACAGAATAAGGCTATTGCGATGGAAGAGCAAGTAAAGACAGCACAGTCGGATATTAAGGTGCAGGAAAAACGAAGAGTTGACCTTGTGTATAATCTTGCGGATTGCGTGAAACAGTATGATTCGCATGAGGCAGAAACATTGAAAGCCGTTGTCGATGGAAGAGGGCAGACTGGGAATATTGAGAATGTCACTACAGCTATTACGGCAGTAAGTGAAGCATATCCAGAGTTGAAGTCGAATGAAAATTACAAGCAGCTAATGAACGAGCTGTCGATCACAGAAAATATGATTGCTGAATATCGAAGTAACTTCAATAAACAGGTGAAGCAGTACAATCGTTACGTACGTAAATTTCCGACAAGTATTTTCTTGAATATGACTGGATATGAGAAACAGTCTTATTCTTACCTTGAATACGATGTATCAGAAGATGCACCACAAGATTTATTTGGAGATAAATAAATGGAGATTACGAAGCGTGAAGTCTTAACAAGTGTATCTATCGTGGCTGTAATGCTTTTGATTGGATTTCTTATATCAGGTAAGATTCAAAACAGTATTATGGATAATAATGAAAGATACAATAAGGCTGTTAAGATTGAGGATGAAGAACTTTTCCGATATGGGATGGACACAAACGTTGGGAATGCTTTTGTATATGGTGATTTAGAAGCTGTTGATACAGTTACTTATCCAGAAATCGGTGGAGAATATATCTTTTGCGAAAAAGTGGAAGAGAGATATGAGCGTCATGAAGAAGAGGTAACAAAAACAGATTCTGATGGTAATGAATACACAGAGACAGAAGTTTATTATGAATGGGAAACGGAAAATGTAGAGTCATTACATGCGAAAGAAATTGAGTTTTGTGGTTCAATATTCCCTTACGGCAAGATAGATTTGCCTCATTCGAAACATGTAAAAACAATTCCAGGAGATAAGGTGTACAGTTGGGAGTCTGGTGAACGCGTAAAAGTGCGATTTGTGTATTACGGAGTGAAAACAAAGTACAAAGGTACGATTTTTGCAGACCTTAAAGATGGAACAATTCCTGCCAAGACACATTTTTACAAGAATAGTTCACTCAATGATACTGTAGAAATGTTTGAAACCAACGCGACAGTTGCTATGGTTATATTTTGGATTATATGGATTATACTGACAGGAGCGGTTGTATATGGATTTTATTATTTGGATAATGAGTGGTTAGAGTAATGGAACAGATAAAAGAAAATTGGTATTACTGTCCACATGGTCACAAGACTAGCCAGAGAGTGGAATTGAATTCCAATATTGAGAATGCGCCGATATGGTGTAAACACTGTAAGAAAGCGTATTATCCAGTGATTAAGGATGGAAAGATAAAGCAATGAGTACATATAAAACGTTTAATCTGTACCTAGAAGAATATTGTGATAGGTGCGGAGATTTTGAAGCGGCTGTTGAAAAGATGGATGCTAGCTCATTCGGAGAAAAAATGTATATTACAGATATTCGTTGTAAAAATGCGGACAGATGCAGAAGAATGTATGAACATATTGTTCAGCAATCAAGGATGTGATGATTCATGGGAAAGAAGAAACTTAAAAGAAAAATTGCCAATCTTGAAGATGACATGAGTTCTTTATTGATTGAAAATGAAAAACTTAGAAATATTATTTCTGGGATGCAATCATATGTGAAGTCTTACTGGGGAGTTGAAATTAAAATCATTGATCAGAATGGAATTGTTGAAATTAAAGAATAATTAGTGCCAGAGCCTAAGAGCCAGAGCCGATATTTGTGAGAAATTGCAGATATTGGCTCTTTTTATTTTGGAGGAAGACATGTCAAATAGATGCGTGGATTGCGATTTTTATGATTCGGACTGGGAATGGGACGGGGAAGATGAGTACAGGATTGATATTTGCAAAGAAAGACATAATGAATATCTTGAATCATCAAAAGATTGCCCTTTCTTTCAGGAATTCAAAAGAAAACCATACGTTGAGAAAAGTACGAAGTGTGATGAATGCAATTTGTTACTGGAATGTGAATCAAAAGGAAATGTGATTGAAATAACAACAGAACAGGATAGTAGAAGACATTTCATAATGGGGATTGGCTATCATCCATGTAGGGAGTGAAATTAAGTGATATCAGGTAGAAACAAAAGAATTATAAACGCAATAAAGAAAAAGCCTGTGTGCTGCGAAACTCTGCGTGACCTTTTCGATATGGCAAGAGCTGTATACAAAGAGGATAATGCAGAGCTTTCTTACTGTCTGAAAATCACTAACTATATGAAACAGGTTATTCCACTTCTCGAGAAGTCAGATGCATTGAATAGCTTATACTGGGATGTTCTTTTATGGGAAGCTCCAAACCGATTTGAGAGTTTCTTGCTGTATATGGAGAAGAACAGGCCGTACAAAAAGAAATTCTACGAACCTAGAATGAATCCGCTTAGCATTGTTGCTCAAGATTTGCAGGACTTGGAAGATGGCAAATATGACTTCTATGGATTGTCTATGCCGCCCCGTGTAGGTAAGAGTACAATCTGTATTTTCTTCTATGCATGGATAATCGGTAAGCGTCCATCAAGCCATAATGCCATGAGTGGTCACAGTGGTATTCTTGCAGATAGATTCCATAATGACTTGATTAAGCTAACAGAAAATGAAGAGTATACATTCCATGAAATTTTCCCGGATGTTCAGCTCGTAAGTAAATCATCAGAAAAAAATGAGCTGTACTATGATGCAGTTGAAAGTTTTGCAACTACAACTTGCCGTGGTATTGATGGTACATGGACTGGTGCTGTAGATATTAGTGAAGATGGATATCTCTATGTCGATGACTTGGTACGTGATCGTAAAGAATCATTAAGTCTAAGACGATTAGATGGTCGATACCAAGATTATCTTAATATCCTTGTTGACCGTAAAAACGATGGTTCAAAAGAGTTGATGGTTGGTACGCGATGGAATGTTGCTGACCCATTGGGAAGAATCGAGAAACAGTACAAGAATAATCCACGATACAAATTTAGGAAAATTCCGGCACTTAATGAAAAAGGAGAATCCAACTTTAATTATCCGGTAAAAGGATTTTCAACGAAATACTATCATAATATGCGTGACAGACTTGATAAGAACGAGTGGATGGCTAAATTTATGCAGACTCCATTTGTTCGTGAAGGATTATTGTTCCCGGCAGACGAATTAAGATACTACAATGGCGTACTGCCAGAAGGTGACCATAGAGTCGTTGGCGCATGTGATGTTGCGTGGGGTGGTGGAGACAGCCTCTCAATGCCTATCGGTTATGAATATCCAAATGGAGATGTGTACATTCCTTCATGGATTTTCAATAAAGGCAAGAAAGAAGTTACGATTCCTCTTGTTACTGGAAAAATCATAGGAGAAAAGCTTACAGAAATACAGTTCGAAGCGAACAATGGTGGAGATATGTATTCAGACAGGGTAAGTACAGAACTAGAAAAGCATAATTACCATTGCAGCTGCTCTTATAAAAAAGCTCCGGGGAACATGGAAAAAATGACTAAGATGGTTGCGTATTCCGGTGATGTAAAGAAACATTTCATATTCTTGGATCCGGAACACCAAGACCAAGAATACAGTGATGCAATGGATGAATTGAATATGACTGTACAGATTGGTGATAACGAACATGACGATGCCGGAGATGGGATTACTCAGTTAGCAATGAAAATTTATGGAGATATTGACGGACCGGCATCAATCATTCAAAGTCCAGTTTAAGGAGGGCAACATGAAAATCACTAGAAGAGATATTGCAAACTACAGATTACTTGGAATCCTTCTTGACAAGGACAGGAGAAAGCTACAGAAGTATGTTGAGAAAAGACCTTCTTGTTATTCCGGCAAGGTATATGGCTCGAATCCGCAGTTTCCATATGAGTCGAGAGGATTTACCATTGATGGCTGTTCAGGGCATGAGCAGGTAAAAATGAAAGAGTGGGAAGAGAATTGTCGTATCATGGAAGAGCGGATTAAGACAGATATGGAATATCTGCATAAGCTGGAAATGGAAATTGATAAAGTGATTGCAGATTGCAAGGACATTGAGGATAAAGCAATTCTTGAGTTTACGAAAGATGGAATGTCTCAACAGGAGATTGCGTTAAAGCTGCGTATCGACCAGTCATTGGTATCGAGAAGAATAAAAAAATACGTTTCAGACTAAATTTGCATAAAATTCATAAAATACAGGGGTATAATTATAATCGAAGAAATTGTAATTCGTTCATTTTTTCAGGGATTAGGTCTTGCGTACACGTTACGCAGGGCTTTTTTCTTTACAGATTTAAAGGTAGGTGAATTCGGTGTCCGAGGACAATAAAGCATATGTATATCCTGAATTAACTGGCAGACGCCGGATTTATTCAGACGTAGACAAAATCACAAGAGACAATATTTTCGAGGTGCTTGAAAAAGCTATGGTAATTCACATGAAGAACGCCAATGAAATGACGCTTCTCATGAGATACGAGAAAGGCATTCAGCCACTTGTCAGAGAAAAGATTATTCGCAAGGAAGTAAACATTAAAGTTTCAGATAACCTTGCGAACCAAATTACTGAATTCAAGCTCGGTTATGTATGGGGGCAACCGATTACATATGTTCAGCGTGGAAATAAGGACTTGAGAAGTTCTACGGATTCTCAGAACGAGATTCAAGATGATGGAATTTCAATGCTGAATGAGCTAAATGATTCCGAGTATGCCTTTTCAAAAGACCAAGAGCTTGGAAGATTTGTTGAAATCAACGGTATCGGATACCAGTTTGTCGATATCAAAAAGAATTATAACGGACTTGCTCCGTTTGACCTTGTGACACTTAATCCGTTGTTTACGTTCTGCATCTACAGAAATTCAGCACTTCAAGAGAAGTTAGCCGGAGTAACATTCCGTAGAACAGAGAACGGGGATGTGTACTACACAGTATTCACTCCTGATACTCGCTACGAAATTAAGAATATGCAGACTGTCATGAATGGCACTGTTAAAAAGAATGAATGGTCATTCATGGAAAGAAATGGCGAGAAGAACCCATTCAAGAAGATTCCGATTGTAGAATTCAATCGTTCTACAGATAGAACAGGATGCTTTGAGCGTCAGATTTCAGATATGAACGCACTGAACGTGGAAGTATCAGATTTTGCAAATAGCGTTGCACAGACAACTCAGGAAGTGTATTTCGGAGTTGGATTCGAATTACCGCCTGGAGAAGATGGAAAGGTACAAGCTCCAGTTGGAGGACAGTGGATTCTTGCTAGGAATACTGGAAATGGTGGAACTCCAACACTAAAGGCTATTTCCAGTACATTTGATTATCAGGGAGTGCAAGAGAATATTGTAAGCAAGCGAAACACTATTTTGCAGAAAGCTTATGTTCCGATTCAGACAGACCCGGGTGGCGGCTCTACTGGTTCTGCAATGAATATGTCTTCCGGTTGGAGTGCTGCGGAAAACAGTGCTTGCAAGGAAGAGCAGATTCTTAGACGTGGTAAGGCTGAAATCGTTGAACTTGAGATGATCGCCATTAAGAGCACGAATGACATTCCATTCGACAGTCCGCTTCGTTCACTGGAATTTTCGGATATCAAGCCTAAGTTTATCCGTAACAAAACATACGACCTTGCTACAAAGGTAAATTCAATGGTGGCAATGATTAAATCGGGTGTAAATGGTCGAGTTGCTATGGAACAGGTTGATTTGTTCCCGGATGTAGCTCAGGCGTGGGCTGACAGTAAGAAAACGATTGAAGAATATCAAAAATCGTTGATTCATAAAAGTGAGCCTCAAACAGGAGAGAAGAAAGTTATGCCTGATTTGTCAGATCAGACAGAAAACTCTCCGATTCTTGATGGAATGAAGACAGGTGATAATGATGTTCACGAATCTTAGTTTTGATGAATTGAACGAGCTTGTTACAAATGAGCGCAGCATGTCATTCAAAAAGTATTTCGGAGAAATGAATCTTCCGGAAGAAGAAAAATCTAAAAGGATTCAAATGGCAGAAGAACTGGAAGAGAATTTCATTGTCACAATGACGCTTCTGTTCACGATGGCTCAAGCGAATAAGATTGATTATGAGCTTATCAGAAAGCAGATTGAAGATTCCTATTTGGAAACGCTTAGGAAGTATGCAAGCGTGGATAGACACTTAGAGACATACGTTAAGAGCTTTTCTTACGATGTCATAGACAGCACGAAAAAGCATAAGAATGATCCTTATTACTATTCACTGGATAGAGCAAGGTTCATGGCTGAAAACGAAGTAAATACGGCAATAAACCACGCTAGGTATATAGAAGCTGTGAATGCTGGCAAGACAATGAAGCGGTGGAAATCAATCATTGATGATGTCACTAGAAAAGACCACATCGAAGTAAATGGAAAGTATATTCCTATTGGACAGGCTTTCCATGTTGGAGATTCATGGATGTTATTTCCAAAGGACACATCCTTAGGTGCATCTGCAAATCAGATTGTGAATTGCCGTTGCGCAGTAATATATTTTTAGAAATTACAGCCATAAAAAATGTGGCTGTTTTTCATACACGGCACAGAGAAGTGCCTTATCAAACGCGAAAGACAGAGAAGTCTATAATCGCGAAACGTAACTATGAGAGAGAACTCTAAACGCGAAAGAAAGGAACATGATAATTATGGAAGAAAACAAAAACCTTGAAGGACAGGGACAGCAGAATCAGGATCCGGATAACGCATCGGAAGAGAAAGAGCCTACTGTAGAAGAACTGATGGCGCAGTTAGCACAGGAAAGAGCCAACAGTGCAAAGTTG